GCTTACAGCACTTATTGCCGTCACTACTTCTGATAGCTGATCATTGGCTCCGCTTGAAATATCAATCGTTGCATCAATGGTTCCATCCGTCACAAGCTCTATTGCCTCGTCCGATGAGGATTTCACTCTCGCATAAGCATTATAGGCCGTCGTAGAGGTACGCTTTACGTAGATAGCTGCAATCCTGCCAGTTGATATCTGGGCGATGGCCGTCACTGGATAATTGTCCAGATATATCTTCCTCTTTTCTGCCGTATAACGTTGGAGCGTATATGTAGTTGTTTTAAGTGTCCGATTACAGTAACGGTTAAGAAAATCCGATGCACGGTTGATGAGATCCTCAATGAGTGCGGTATCAACTATTTTGAGCGTTTGTTCGTTAGCCGACCCGAGACATGACAGCGCACCAGTGACGACAAGATCAGTCGACGGCGCATCGTCGTCTGCAATACGACCCGACTTCCATCCGGCAAGAGCATTTATCGCCGTAATAAGCTCTCCGATTGTATCCTTATCTGCATCAGCAAAAGTCAATGTATTTGTGCCCGCGTCTGCTCCGCCTGTGATCTTGAGGATTATCGTAGTATCTGTAACTTCAACTGTAGCTGCCGTCGCTCCCGAGCTGTCGGAATATATCCATATCCCATCGCTTTCGCTTTCGGTGCCCAGATAGGCCAATACAGCATCTGCCGTAGTAAGGCTTATGGTTGTGTCTAAAGACATTCTATTTCTCCATCACGGGCTCCGCAATCATCTTATTTCGTTCCGCCCGCTTTGATTTCACGGCATATCCGAGATCAATCAGCACCTTCGCGAAATGCCTTGGGACAATCTTTTTCATTCCCACACGGTAGCAATTCTTATAATCACGTACTATCTCAACCTCAACCGTTAGCCCGTCGTTCGGCATTATCCTCAGCTATTTTGTGTCAACATTACAAACGGCGAAAGCGTATTTGCCCCGCGTTTCGGAGTGATTGGTGCCGAGAGAGTCGGCTGCCCATCAACCCTGAGTACAATGCGCCAGAACGTCTCGTCTGTGAGAAACCCAGAAGAGCCCGGCACGTGCCGTGATCCTGCAATTTCAAGGCTTCTGTCCGCAATGACATAATGACGCCAATCCGCAAGAATAAGGTCTCCCTTTGCATCAATTGCTGAACAATGCTCTGTCGGTATAATCGGTGCCCCGAAACAAGTCCTGTTTGAGAGATCAAGAAATGTAGCCTGATTAGCTGCTGATGCGCTTGCCTCAAAAATCTCATCCAGTGCATCGGGATTGATGAGCCAAACGGCATTCTTCCATGAGGCAGGAAGTAGACGTTTCGCCATATGCGCAAAATCCGTCCAATCAATCAAATTGTTCGCAGCCCGGGAAACCGTTATTTCAGCCCCGCTATTTACAATACCGATCGGCATCCCACCGCCTGTCCCCTGGATATAGGCGTCATCCTCAATGAAGGCGAGAGCCTTCCCGAATGACTGAGCGATGAATTCTGAAAAAGCCCCGTAGTCATCCTCAAGCTCATTCGATGCATAGCATGTGCCGACAAGTTTATGTGGCGTCAATTCAAGCTCGCCCACTTCCGGGTCTGAGATGTTTGATGACTTGTCACCACGCTCCGCCGTCCATGTGAACGTAATGCCACCATAGATGTTTGACGATCTGTCGGTATCAACAAGGGTACGAATTTTGAGCGAATCGCGAGTTACGGGAAAAACACGCGCCCGAGGACGAACGATTGCACCCTCCAGAGCTGCAGCTTCGAATATTCCATCCGCCCACTGCTCTGGCACAAGAAATCCGCCCTGTGCGTCCACGGAAGTTTCCATCCTCCCCGCAGTCTTTGCAGAGATGAGACGGGAATCCGGAGTCCCTTCCCCATCACAGGCTTTTCGGACTTTCACACAGAACTCACCCAGAGATTTGAACCCGCCGTCCTTTGTCTTATACTTCTCCATTGTCCTTCTCCTGTTTTTTAAGATTTTCTTCCAATTTATTAATTATCGGGACGAAGTATGTCTTCCATACATTATCCCAGTCGTAATCAATAACCTCCTCCCTAATCTCTCTTCGATCATATCCGTCATCATGGAAATCGGCATAAAATGATTGTAAGGATTCTAATATCTCCTGTTCCTTACATTCATATCGCCACGTTCCATTTGGTATCCACCGAAGCTCATTATCATCGACGTGAATTAGTCGGCCTGTTCGACAGAGCTCTCTTCCTGTAGACGTATCGGTGACGATGACAGGAGCCCCGCACGCCTGAGCTTCAATAATCGGGAGGCCGAATCCTTCGCCCCGAGTCGGGAGACACATTACGTCCATCCCGTTATATATGTCGGCCAAATCACCCTCTGTATAGCGCGAGAAATGGTAATCCATCTGCAATGGCCAGCCGACGACATTTCCGAGGCCGAGGCTGTTTACAACATCAATATAATTAATACAATTACTTCTGACTCCTCGCTCATTTGCCAACGAATGGATAAAGAGCCGGGATTCCTTATGTTCCTGATTGAATTTTTTGAATGCCCTCAATAATGGGATAAAACCCTTTCTGTCATCGGCGTAGTTCATGCCGACGGTTCCGATGACAAAAGTATCATCTCCCCAATTCATGCTCTCCCTGAAGGCCTTCCGTCCCTTTGGCTTTATCCTGAATGTTTTTGTGTCTATGCCATGTGGAGCATACCACGGATTGAGCCCAATACTCTTGAGCTCCCTCTCTCCATGCCGAGAATAGGCAATAGGAAAGCCGACTTTTTCTGCGATCCTTTTCAGCACCGTGCTTATCCATTCGGTATCAACTGGAATCATCGCGACCCATTTCTCTTTCGGTGGGAGTCGCTTCCCGTCCAATACCCAAATATCAAACAGTGACCAGATATAGTCGAATTCCTCATCAACCAACATCTTGTTTACATAATACATATCGGTGCCGTCGTAAATTTCAAATCCTTCCCATTCGTACCGTGTATGATCCATATGCTTTGTGATGACACGTACGAAATGCCCAACGTCTCTCAGCCGTACAATAAGCTCCCGAGTCACATTCCCATAACCGGATCGTGCAAGTGGCGAAGCTGAATGCCATAATATTCTCATTTACTCCCCCTTAAAAACGAGGCGTCGGGGTAAAGGAGGGAGAATGACACTCGCTTCACCCCTAGCCTCGCCTTCATTTCACATTCCTACACGAACATCACGAAGGCAACGTTGCCTGTTTATAACGTCCGCGCATCTGCTCCATGACAAGTCCGACAACCTCTGTTCCGCTCGCATCGTCGGTAGACACCCGTCCCGCTACATAGCGGAAACCACTTGCAACATCAAGTTCCTGACCCCTCACCTGACATGTCAGGATATCGGTGTCGGTCGTATTCGTCGATGTAAAAGTGTCTGAAGCACCGCTGACGGTTTTCGACCCGCCTCCGCTCGTATCGGTAGCCTGCCAGATGGCAAGCGTGATGACTGAATCAGAAGCCAGATCAGAAGCTACACATTTTGCAACAACGAGATCGTAATTAGCCATGTCGAGCCATGAGGATGTGATACGATCGTTTGACTCTCCACCCAAAGCGGTTGATATCCCGCCGTAGGTAGATCGTACAACCTGACTCTCTTTGTGTATGTTAGCCATTTTATTCCTCCATCAGCTTGTAGTTGCCGCGAGTGCGACGAACGGGGAGATAGCCGTGACCGGAGCTGCCGAATTCTTGAGCGTGATTGCACTCTGAGGCCAGCACTGTCCGCCGACCCGCAGAACGAACCGCCAACATGTCTCATCGGTGGTGAAAGCCACATGAGTTGACACGTCGATGGTGATCGGCTGTCTGTCGAAAATAATGTAATACTTAAGATCGACATAGCAGATATCGCCCTGTGAGCCGAGTGCCGGGAGTTTCTCCGACACAAACAATGGCCGTCCGAAAATCCGCATCGGAACCTTATCGGCTCCGCCCATGTTCGGGTTAATATTGATGACGTTCGCTCCTGTTCCTGGTGCAGCGTCGCCGGTCTGCATCCCGATCAGATCGGGAAGTACGCTGTTATTGCAGATCCAAATAGCAGACGCATGAGATGACGGAAGCATGTTCGCATACATCTCCCGAAGGTCTTCCCAAACCACTCTGTTCACCGTATTCCGGTATGGAGGACGGAGAGCATTGGAGGTCAGAAATCCCATCGGTTGCCCGGCACCCGTTCCGTTGATAAAAGCATCGTCCTCAAACCATCCCCATGCCGAACCAAACATTGACCGGATTAGGGGCGCAAGGGCGATCGCGGAATCATCGAGCAATTCATTTGAAGTGTAGGTTATCCCCGCAAGTTTATGCGGAGTGATCTCCAGTTGCCCGAACGAGGGTTTCGTTGCGCTCTTCGTTCCACGCTCCGCCGTCCACTTTGCCTGCACACCACCAAAAACGGTAGAGGAATGAGACGTATCTTGGACGGTCGGGATCTTCAACGAATCTGTCTTCAGCGGGCCGATGACGGTCGCTCCGTTCGGCCTCACAACTGCATTCTCAAGTGCGATTTTTTGAAGGTCTGCTCTGTAGACTTCCGGCACGAGGAACCCGCCCTGGGCGTCCGTGCTAATCTCCATGTGTCCTGCTGTCTTCGTGATCTCGCCCGTGTCTTTGACGAATGTCAGCCTGTTGTCAATTTCTCCATTCTTCCGGAACTTCCGAATCGCAGTCAGGAAATCACCGAATGGAACGTTTTTCCAGTCCTTCTCGGCTTCTTTCTTGGCTGCCTCCAATTCTTCGTCTTTTGCAGTTTCAGCCTCAACTTTTTTCAGCGTGTCTTTCATCTGCTCTGCCAGAGCGTCTTTGGTATATTCGCCGAGCGTGGACTTGACATCCTCAAGAATGCCGTCCATCTTCTCGCGCAACGCAGTCTCGGTCTTTTCAGCCACAAGTGCCTCAATCTCGCTTTCTTTCATGGTCACTTTTTCTTTTTCATCTTCCATTTTTCTGTCCGTAATAAGGCTGGCCTTTGGATTTCACTTCCGCTCGCATCGTTCCTGACATCTCCAGCCACGCGCCCCCTATCGGCTTGACGCTCCTGCGCGCCATCCACCGACTGGCACATGACCTAATATCTCCGGTTCTCCGCCTGTTTCAGCGAAGCCAGCCGTTTATACTCAAACGCTTAATCGTGCGCTTATAAACCTTTGATTTATCGCCTGGAGATTCTCTTGATACCAGGCTCGAAATTTGTCAGGCTTAACTTTCAACTTACTTGATATCTCGATTATCGTATGCCCTGCCCTGAGGAGTTTCACGACCTTATTGATATCAACATTCGGTAATTTCTCTGAATGACTCTTAATAGGCCATCGTTTCTTTGCATCCTTCAGAATTTTCTCTGTCTTTCCGGCATTCGTCGTCATGAGTTTCGTCATCTCCCCGTTCCGGGCGTTCACCCACTCTCTGAGACGCTGTTCATTGACGTTCATCTCATAGGCAACCTTGTCTATCGGCCATCCGAGACTCCCGCGCAGATAATGCCAGCGAACCCAATTCTCAAGCGATTCAATCATTGAAAAATCTTTTGCCATCTCCCTTTTTGCCGCCATCATACTTTTCCTCGCAGATATCCTATAGCATCAGCGATACCATCTCGCGTCGCTTTCTCCAAGAGTTTTTTCATGTCAATCGATCTGAGCTTCCCGTCAATCGCTTCCTCAATACGTGCAGTAATATCTTTGTCTCCATCGGTTTTGTCAAGCTCTATCATATAGGCGCGCTCTCCGCTGGCCTCTTCTTCCTGCTGTCGATCCGTCTCTTCCAAGAGTTTTTCAAGTTTCGGTATTGCGGCCTTCATCCCGGCAACGGCGTCCTCAATAATCCCGCGCGTCTTTGCCGATAGTA